TGGGTTAGAACCTCACAGAGGCGAAGGCCCCTCTTTACTTTTCTTGGAGAGGATCGAGTCTGCTCAGAAGAGCGGGTGGTTCTCGAAACTGGGAGAATGACTTATTAGACCTCATGGAAATGAGGGAAGGGAACATGTTCTTCCTTGGGAGAGGGTAAAGAGGGTGGAGGAATCGTTTTATCGATCAAGATAAAAGAGTCCTCCCACTCAGCGCGGGGCTGATCAGGGGGAGCAGAGATCTCCTGGGAGAGGATGGATGGATTAGGATTCCAATAGGTTGAATTGGATATGAAAGAACCATCCTTGTCCCACATCCCTTCCCTACGTTCAAGAGGAACGAAGGGAAAAATCTCCATCTCTGTAGGTTCCAACATCTGAGAGAACCGGGTGTCGTCGATTGCTTCACGAAGTTGAAAAGCAGAGAGACGACAAGAGGGTTGGACATCAGATATCTCATTGACGAGAGATTGTTGTTGGAGTGGGAGAGGGAGAATGAGGGAGTCATCAAGCAGAGGGGATCCATTCACGGGGAGAGGGGACGAATAGGGATAGAGGGCAATAGCCTTGTATCGTCGAATTCGACCCAAGAACTCAGGTGAGTGGAGGGAAGCCTGTTTGATGTACAGGAGAGAAGTGAGAGCGTAGTCTTGGACGAGTCCTTCGAAGTATTCAGAATATTTCTGAAGAAGTGAGAAGGCCAACTTCCTTTGAAAAGGAGAGTAGTGGGTCTCAACTTCATGAGGCTTTGGGAAACCAAGACCACCCAGTAATGGGTGAGCAAAGATATTCAAGCCTTGACCAAACTTCGTCTGAGAACGGATCGACCTTTTATGATAAAAGAGAAATCTGTTGTGGGAGAAGTTTGGGTCGAGGGACGGAGGGACAGAGGCACCATACCAACCCGAAAGGGGAAGGTCTAATAGTGCCTGACGTCCGGTTAACTTCGCCTGTCCTGTCAGGAGACCAACATTAATGTAACCAAGAATGTGGGCCTCAGGATAGTGAACGGGGAAGTTAACAATTGGCACATCGTCCAGTGCCACATCGCCCCAGTGTACTCCTGGTGGAATAACAGGAGATCGGGTTGTGAATTTCCAGGAGAGGGTACAAGGGACTGAATTTACCGTAAAGTATTTATGGTGAATGAAGTTCTTCCCCACAGAGAGGGAAAACCCAACGGAAGAGGATGATGATTTCCAAGATTCATAGAGGCTAGGAGTAGCCTTGAAGAGGATATCATCACCGTTCACAAGGACAGGAAGTTGTTGAAGGTTAGACAACTTCCTGATCGCCCGACTTCGGAACTCTTTAGGCAGAGCTGAATAGTAAGTAAACAAATTCAGAATGCAGAGCACCGGAAAGGAGAGGACGGAACCCATAAGCTGGCCATTACACTGAAGGGCAGCGGGTATCTTTGACCATTTTGGATAGGTTAAAACCTGTTCATACAAAATGGAGGAAAGAAACGCACGCATGGGTTGGGACTTCTTCGGAAGATGATCAAGGATTTTCTCCATGACAATCTTAGACAAACGAAGATCAAGTCCGTCAGTCGCTGCGGAGTAATCTCCAGAGACCCATGACCACTCAATGGGGTCACGTGGTTTTTGGACCTGATCGCGAGACCAGGGTACCTCCCA